CTAAAAAATACCCGGCTGCAAAACGATATTTACTAGAATCATCATCACTATCATAGTATGAAATCAGATTCGGAAGCGCTGCCATTATGAATAGACTGCACTGTTCTGCTGTTAAAAAATCATTATATTCTTTGATATCCACATTCATAATTTAACTAAAATTATATAATATATTATATGTCTAAAAAAGATAAAAGTGAAAAAGTACATCAAAGAGAAAAAGTTTCAGACCCGCTACAAATAAGAGACTTAAACTGGACAGAAAAACAAAAAAAATTTATTAATCTTGCGCTAGACAAGGATACTAAAGTTATGCTTGTGAATGGCCCGGCTGGATCAAGCAAATCTATTGTAGCCACTTATTGCGCTCTTAAGTTGCTGAGCGAAAAGAAAGTCTCTGATATTATTTACATAAGATCCGCTGTGGAAAGTTCCGATAGTAAATTGGGATTTCTTCCCGGAGATGCAGACGAAAAGCTTCATTTTTACAATATTCCATTTTTAGAAAAACTGGATGAATTATTACCTAAAAACGATGTTCAGCGTTTAGAAAAGGAAAAAAGATTCTCAATGTATCCCGTAAATTACGCCCGAGGAATGAGTTGGAATGTAAAATGTGTAATATTTGATGAGGTGCAAAACTCCTCGCTCAAGGAAATTATCACGATTTTGACTCGTTTGGGTAAGCATACAAAATGTTTTTTGCTTGCGGATCCAATGCAAACTGATCTGCCAATTTCCAAAGCGGGAGGTTTTGAAGCGTGTTATAAACTATTTGCTGATCAAGATAGTAAAGATAATGGAATTCATTTGTTTGAATTCACGGAAGATGACGTGGTTCGCTCACCGTTAGTTAAATTTTTGGTTGGCAAATTTAAAATTTTAAAATAATATGAAAATTTATTGTCAAAAATGCGGAAATGCGAATGAATATTCACTGCAAAAACCAAAGTTTTGTCAAAATTGTGGTGAGCCTTTTAACGCTGCGGAGAAAAGAATAACAATATCTAAGAAAACATTCGCCAAAGATTCTTCTCAAGAGCGTCGGGAGGATGATGATGATTATGATGATGATTACGAGTTTCCGCCAAACTTTAGTTTATCCAGTATCAATGGTTTGGATGTGGAAATTGAAAAACCTACTTTAAATTCTATTAGATTAGATGCTACAGCGGACAATAAAATAAAATTATCTTAATGAAGCAGGATGATGATGATTTTTTTGAAGCAAATTTTTCGCTAATAAATCAGGAAATAGCGAAACGTAAAGCAAGATGGAACCTAAAAATAATTCCTTGGATGGACTTTGAAGATGTTTCTCAAATAGTCCGTTTTCACATATACAAAAAAATTCATTTATATGATCGTAAGCAGCCTCTTCTTCCTTGGATAAATAGAATAATCTCCAATCAAATTAAAAATCTTATCAGAGACTATTATGGAAATTTTTCAAGACCATGTTTAAAATGCGCCGCTTCTGAAGGAGCTGATGGTTGCGCCATATACGCAAAGCAAAGTGGCGAGTGTCCTTTGTATAAAAAATGGGAGAATACTAAAAAAAATGCACACGATACTAAATTGCCTGTTTCCGTAGAGAATCATGTTCGTGAGGTGCATCAAAAAAATGCGGAAGATGTGAATGTGGAATTGGCATTGTCCAAATTGAAAGACCAAGTAAAAAATTTTTTAAAACCCGTAGAGTATAAAGTTTTCATGTCTTTATACGTGGATAACAATTCAGAGGAAAAAACTGCAAATTTGTTAGGATATCAGCGCACAGATAAAAATTCTGGAGTAAAAAATGTTAAACTAATCAATAAAAGCCTCGTTTCTAAGATAAAAATGAATATTTATAATGGCAATATTGATATTTGAAATATGCTTACAGATTCTCAAAAACTTACAATCCTGGAGGCTTATGAAAAAGATCCTAAAATTTCTTTAAATGATCTGGTTAATTTAGCTTTTCCTGAGAATCCCGAGTTGGATGGTCGTTCAAAAGAGGGTCGTTTAGTGCGAGCATTTTTGACTGAAAATAATATTCGCGCACGACCAAGCTATGAGTACAATAAAATGGAAAATATCGAATTGAATGATCAGCAAAAAGAATTTATTAGTAACAATTGCTCCGTGATGAAAGCGGTGGAAATTGCAAGAATATTATTTAACAATCAGAAACTCTCCAATTTAAATCACGAAACAAAAACTGTTCAGGCTTTTATTAAAACTATACCTGGCGTAATTAAAAACTTAAATCAATCTGATAATGAAGAGGAGAATTATTTAGAGTATAAGCCGCCCAATACTATTGATCGCGCCGTGGCACGAGTAAACAAATATATTCTAAATGGTTACGATAGAAATGATCTTAAAACCTCCGAAAAGAAAAATATAGAATCTTTAATCAATTATTTGCATACTCATAGATTCATTCATCAAATTAATACTTACACAGAGCAAAGAGATCGTCAACTTTTTGAAAGCTCTTTCATTAGATATGCGCATGACAAACCAGATTTAACTCAAGAAGAGGTTGACCAATATATTGTTCTTTGCACTGATATAATTATTGCAGCAGCAATTCAGAGACGCATCGAATTTCTTCAAGATCTTTTGGATAATTCTGCAACGGATACGGAAGGTAAAAGAATATCCATGTCGCTTGTGCAGTCTATTTCTACAGCACAAACAGAGTATAATCAGTGCATTGGTCGTCAGCAAAAAATGCTTTCTGATTTGAAGGTTAAAAGATCTCAAAGAATTGCTGATCAAATAAAAGAAACTGCGAGCATTCTAAATTTAGTGACTTTATGGAAAAATGAAGAGTCTAGAAAAGATATGCTAAGACTCGCTGAACTTAGAAAAAATGTTTTAAAAAAAGAAATAGAGCGTTTATCATCCTTGGATGAAATAAAATGTCGTATTCTAGGAGTTTCTGAAGAAGAAATTTTAAATGGATAAAATAATTTGCAAAGAGTGCTCTAAAGAGTTTGATTCAGATGCTGGACTTCACCGGCATTTGAGAGTTCACGAATTAAGCATCGAAGCCTATTATCATAAGTATTTTCCCAAATTAGATTTGTATGATAAATCTTTGATTAAATTTAAAAATAAAGATCAGTATTTTGAAACAGATTTTAATAGCAGAATTAATTTAAAAAACTGGATAAAAGAGTCTGATAAAGAAGAGGTTAAAGCGTACATAAAAAAACTTTTAGAAAAAAGAAAAGTAAAGAAGAATTTAATATACTCTCCTTCTCAAGTAGAGCTAAGATCTTTAGTAACTCCTCCTATAAGAATTTACAATCAGTTTTTTGGAGATTATTATGAATTATGCGCGAGTATTGGTTTCAAAAACCGTTTTTCAAAATCGCAACCTGAGATTAAATTAAACGCTGAGTGCCTCAATGATTGTTTTATATATATAGATTCAAGAGAGCAAAAACCATTAAAATTTAATATAAAATCTGAGGTGACGTGCTTAAAATTTGGAGACTATACTTTAAGCAATAAAGATTTTACCGGAAACTGCTATATAGAAAGAAAGTCTGTTAATGATTTGATAGGAACTCTAAGCGGAGGATATGAAAGATTTTTACGCGAGCTTGATAAAGCTAAAAGTGCGGGAGCATATTTAATAATCCTTGTTGAAGAATCTTTTTCTAATTGTATGAGTTTTAATTATCTTCCTCATGTTTTTCAAAAAGGAACAAAAATTACTCCAGAATTTGTATTCCACAATGTGCGTGATATTATACAAAACTATGAGAATTTACAATTTCTTTTTGTTGACGGTAGAAAAGAAGCTTCTCGCGTAGTGGAAAAAATATTTTCCTGCGGTGATGCTTATAAAAAAGTCGATTTGCAATTTGCTTACGACGAGAAATTAATATAATGTGGTATCACCCGGAAAAATATAAAAAAGATATTCCAGATGTTAATCAGCGTCTTTTAGCATTAAAAGGCGAGTTGGAAGATAAGGAAGCCAAAATTAGTTTAGCTCAATTTTTAAGAGCAAACATTGGTATTACAACCGAGTTAATCTCTAATGTTAAACTTTCGCCTTATCAAGAAATCATATTAAAAGCGTTACTTAATAGAAACTTTTCTTTAAATATATGGGGGCGTGGATGTGGAAAAACTTTTATAGCAGCGGTATATTGTTTTATTCAGTGCATTTTTGTTCCGGGTACAAAAATTCTTGTTGCGGGTCCAACTTTTCGTACTGCCAGATTAATTTTTAATTATCTTGAGAAAATAGTAGAATCAAAAGGTTCGGACCTTTTAAGGCAGGCTTTTTCAGTAAAGCCTTCTAAAAGAAGCGATCAATTTGAGTGGAATATTAACGGCGGTTCAATCACGGCTATTCCATTGAATGGAGAAAAGATTCGCGGTTTTAGAGCAAACGTTTTATTATTGGACGAGTATCTTTTGTTGTCGGAAGATATTATTCAGAATGTTTTAATGCCGTTTCTTGTTGCTCCTCAAAATATGAGAGAGCGAATTGAAGTAAGGGAAATAGAAGACAAATTAATTGCCGACGGCTTAATGAAAGAGTCGGAACGGATTGAGTTTCCCAACACTGCAAAAATGATAGCTTTGTCATCCGCTTCTTATACTTTTGAAAATCTTTACAAAACTTATAAAGATTGGGGTGAAAAAATTTATAATAAAGAAGAGACTAAAGCCAACTATTTTATTTCTCAGTTGAGTTATGAAGTTTTACCCGAGCACATGATTGACGCTAACGTGATTGAAGAGGCTAAAAATGGGGGAGCTTCAAGTTCATCTTTTTTAAGAGAATATTGCGCTCAATTTACAGATGGTTCTGATTCATTCTTTAATGCCAAAAAAATGTTCGAACTAACCATTCCCGATGGAGAAGAACCCACAGTTTTACTTCGTGGTCAAAAAGATAAAAAGTATATAATTGGCATTGACCCGAACATGGATGATAGTCCATCTGCCGACTATTTTGCTATGGCCGTTCTGGAAATAGACGAGAAAGAAAAATCATGCATATTAGTTCATGGTTATTCTGGATTGGGTAGTCTAAGCGGGCATATTAATTATTTATATTATATTCTTAAAAATTTTAATGTTGTATTTGCTTGCGTGGACAATGCCGGAGCAGATACTTTTTTAGGTAGTTGTAATGCTTCTGAACTTTTTAAAAATACTAAAAATCAAGTTAATTTTTTAGATTTTGATGCTTTGTCTGAAGAGTATAATAAGCAACTAATACAAGCTAAAAAAAATTATAATAAAGAAATAAATCGTATTTTTTTCACTCAACCCTTCACTTCCGAATTTATTCGCAGGGGAAACGAATATTTGCAAGCATCAATTGACTTTAAAAAAATTTGGTTTGCTTCAAAAATTTCAGCAAATGGCCCAATTTATAACTCCTTTATTACTCAGCAGATTGATTATAATTTAATAAATGAGAAAGATATTATAGATTTTATTGATACTCAAGATATGTTAATCTATCAAACTAAAAAACAATGCGCTTTAATTCAACCAACTTCTACCGTTAAAGGTAATATGAGTTTTGATTTACCCAGTCATTTAAAAAGAAACAATTCTCACTCAAGAGCTAGAAAAGACAACTATACAGCCTTAATGTTAGCTAATTGGGCAGCAAAATGCTACTTTGATATTCAAGAAAATAAATCTGATTTAGTCCAAGACACCTTTACCCCGGTAATGTTTTAGTGTAAAAAACAAACAGTTATTATGCCTGCAAAACCCAAAATAGAGTCTCCGGAGCCATTAATGGCCGCGTTTGAAACAAAAGCCACGGTATCACCTTCTTCAAGAACAAGGGAAAATAGATCCGCTTATATAGAGCGAACAAATCGTTATACCAATATTGAGGAGGGTCTTGTACCTTTCTCCTATTCTAGGGGTACCACAAATTATTCTAGCGTAGACATTAGAGACGCAGTTATTCTGTGTCAAAAAGCGTACTATAATTTTGCTATATTTAGAAACACTATAGATATAATGACCGAATTCTCCACTGGAAATATTTATTTTAAAGGAGGTAATGAAAAGTCCACGGCATTCTTTAACAGTTTATTTAATAAAATTAATTTAAGATCTTTTCAAGAGAAATTTTTTAGAGAGTATTATAGAAGCGGCAATGTTTTTACTTATCGTTTTGATTCTAAAATAAAACCTGAAGACGCATTGAAAATATCTCAAATATACGGTGCAAACGGTATAAAATCAAATAGTATTTTATTGCCCGCGAGATATATCATATTAAATCCTGCAGATATTCAATTGGGCGGAAGCGTTTCATTTTTTGCAGGAAATTATTATAAAATTTTAAGTGATTATGAGATTGAAAGATTAAGAAACCCAAAAGATGAAGAAGATTTGGCGGTGCTAAACTCTCTTGATAAGGATACTATTAATAGTATCAAAACTTCAAAAAATTATGCTGTCCGTATAAAGTTGGACCCTGAAAAAACTAGCGCAGTGTTTTATAACAAGCAAGATTACGAACCTTTTAGTGTTCCAATTGGTTTTCCAGTTTTAGAAGATTTAAATCATAAAAAAGAACTTCGTAAAATGGATATGGCAATTAGCCGCACAATGCAGCAAGCAATTCTTCTTATCACAATGGGATCTGAACCAGAAAAAGGAGGAGTTAATCCAAAGAATCTAGTAGCAATGCAAAAACTTTTCGAAAATCAAACGATTGGTAGAGTGCTTGTCGCAGATTATACTACAAAAGCAGAATTTGTAATTCCTGGCATTTCTGAAATTCTTGATCCTAAAAAATATGAAGTGATTGATAGAGATATAAGAGAAGGTTTGGGTAACGTTCTACTGGGAGAAGAGAAATTTGCAAACACTAAGATTAAAATTCAAGTTTTCGCTCAAAAACTTAAGGAAGCTAGAAGCGCTTTTCTAAAAGACTTTCTTGAACCCGAGATCAAAAGAATATCTAAAGCTATTGGATTTAAAAGTTACCCTAAACCAGAAATGTCAGACATAGATCTTTATGATAATCCTGATTCGGGAAGAGTTTATACTCGTTTAGCTGAACTTGGGGTGCTTACCCCAATTCAAGCTTTGGAAGCAATAGAAACCAATAAGCTTCCAGATGAATATGAATCTGTAAAATCTCAGAAACAATTTTTAGCTTACAAAAACGAAGGTCTTTATCAGCCTCTCGTTGGAGGTAAGAACGTGGGTGCTGAAGCGGGCAGACCTTCAGGAACTAAAAATATTCCTCAAATAAAAACTACTCGCGCAAAAGAAGAACTTTTTAGTGTCAAAGGCGTTATTGAAAATTTTAAAGATTATAATTCTTTTTACTCCAAGGTCGTGGATTATTTAAAAAAGAAACATAAAAAGAAAAATCTTTCACAAGATCAAGTTAATTTTGCTTATGATTTGGCACAAAATATTGTAATTAATGAGCCCAAAAAATGCTGGGATGAAAAAAACATTGAAAATTTTCTAAAAAATCCTCAAATTAAAGCTGCTAATGAACGCACATCCACAATAGATGAAATTGCGGCCACTCATAATTGTGATCATTTTACAGCAGCTCTATTATATGAAAGTAGAGTAAGCGATGCCGAGAAATAGGATAAACTATCAGAACGAAGCTATTTACGCGGGGCCATCATTAAAAACTGGCATATCCACTGGCGTTTTACAAGGGCATCATATTCTAAAAAAAATAGATAATGTAATTTCTGCAAATTACGGAATTAATGTAACTAGGCAAGATTTAATGCAGCTTGGTTCTCAAGGTATAATCTCAAGACCCATATTTCAAAGCCCCATATTAGATTTGCAGTTTAGTTATAATTTTAACGGTTTTGGAAATGAGACTAAATTGGGATTTATAACTAATTTTACAACGGGCAATAATATCCCAAGATTTTCAGATAATTTTTCGGTAGCTTTACTTTCTGGGTTCATAAATCCCAACAGAGAAAGAGATAAAAGAGATTTTTATATAGCTTTGGCTGACGAAGGTGAAGATGTTTATAATGACGTATTCAATATCGGAAATTCTTCAGATAAAAGTTTAACAACTTTAACTGGACTAATTGATAGCAAATCTAAATCTTATGATATTTTAAATTTTCAAAATTGCTACCTTACAAAATACAAAATGAATGTTACTGTTAATCAGTTTGTAAATTGCAATTTAAGTTATCTTTGTGAAAATATGATGGTGTTTACCAGTGGTAGCGGAGTTAATGTTTTCACATTAGATGCCAAAACTAGATCTCCGGTGAAAACCGGTATAAATATTGTTATACCAAAATACTCTAGAACAAATGAGTCAGTTTTACTAGGTAATACGAGCACACTTTCCATATCTTTAAGTGAGGGTGATAGTAATAACTTATCTAGCGGCATAGGATTTTCTTTAACTGATGCAAAAATCAATTCGTTTGATTTTGAAATAGTTTTTGATCGTTATCCATTAAAATCCATTTCTCATAAAATGCCAGTGGATCAGATTATTAAATTTCCTGTCATTGGCTCATTTACTATAGCGGGAATACAAGGAGACGCTTTTTCAGGAGATTTTTTATCTTTTTTTAATAAAGAAAAAAGTATAGATTTGTCTCTTTCTATGAAAAGAGAAAGGGCTGGTAATCCCAAAGGAGATTTAAGTTCTTTGATCAATATTAAAAAAGCCACTATAAATTCTGTTTTTTTTGACTCTAGTATAGGTGGTAACAAATCTATTTCATTGCAGGGGCAAGTGGATTTGGATGATGCTGATTTATCCAAAGGCATTTTTTTTAGTGGAGCTTTGCCAACGGGAATAGTAGAGCAATTTTTGTTAAAAAGTGGAATTTTAGATTTTTAAAAAAAACTGTGTAAATTATTTTAGGTATAATCGTCAAACTTAAATAGTTTATGAAAAAAGAATACTGCAATCAAGACAAGCTTTCCCTTAAAGATTTTCTCATGACTCGCCGCGAATATCTTAAACGTTTTGGCGCGGGTATGGGTTATTTAAGTTTAGCATCTCTTTTTTCAAATGCGGCGACGGTGAATCATACTCCAAAAGCCAAAAGAGTTATTCATGTATTTTTTAGTGGAGGTCAAAGTCATATCGATACTTGGGATAATAAACCAACTTTGGTAAAAATGGATGGTCAGCAGTTGCCCACGGGTGGATTAGCTTGTGGTTCTCCTTTTAAATTTAATCGTTATGGAAAATCTGGATTGGAAATCAGTGAAGTATTCGAAAAAGTTGCTCAGCACGCGGACGATATGGTTATTATTAACGGATTAACCACTCCAGTTCCTGCTCACGAAGCAGCAACCGTTATGATGAATACTGGATCGCTACGATTTGTAAGACCAAGTATTGGTTCTTGGGTAGTGTACGGTCTT